CGCGCGCCAGGATGCCGCTGGCGAAGCCTTGTTCGACGGCCTGCGCCGCGCCCAGCCAGCTTTCCTTGTCCATCATGGCGGCCGCTTCCGCCGCGCTCAGCCCGGACCGGGCGCCGTAGACCGAAGCCATGGCCGCATCGAACGGAGCCAGCTGTTCGGAGGCCTTGATCATGTCGTGGCGGTTGCCGATCGCCATGGCCCAGGCGTTGTGGATCATCAGGAAGGCGCCGTCACCCATCAGGATCTCGTCACCGGCCATGGCGATGACGGACGCGGCCGAGGCGGCGATGCCCATCACCTTGACGGTGACCTTGGCCTTGTGCTCGCGCAGCAGGTTGTAGATGGCCACGCCCTGGAAGAAGTCGCCGCCGGGCGAATTGACGTTGACCGTCACGTCGCGCGCGCCGATATTGCGCAGTGCGGCCGAAATACGCTTGGCGGTCACGCCCTCGCCGTCATACGACTCGCCGATGCGGTCGTAGATGGAAATGGTGGGACCGTCGCCGTCAGCCGCCGCGCGGATACCGGGCTCCCAGCGCTCGAGCGCATCCGGGCGCATGTCGAACTGGATATTGCCCAGGCCCTGAGCGGCGTTGATTTTAGGCAGTTGCAGCAGGCTCATTGGCTTTCTTTCCTTGGTTGGCGGGCGCGCGCAGCTCGTCGGCGCCTTTGTCATTGGAGCGGGCCAAGTCTTGCAGCTCGCGCACTTCGTTTTGTGTCATCCATGGCGCGTGGCCGCCGCTGCCCAGCGCCTTGGTGAAGAATTCGGCCTGGTCCTTCAGGGTGCCGCGCAGCAGCGCGCGCTCGTTGAATTTGGCGCGCAGCTTCTTGTTATCGTCCTTCGACAGCAGCGTGCGCTCGATGCCCTGCTCCCAGATCGTGAACCAGTGCTGCAGCGAGAACTGTATGAACAGGATGGCCAGCTGCTCGATGCCGCTACCCCAGGACGTGTCGTCCATCATCAGCAGCGGGCGCGGCACGCCCATGGCGCGGGCAACTTCCTCGATCTGGTGATTGCGGTTCTCGATATGCTGGGAGTCGGCGGCCGTGTTGGCCCATTTCTCAGCCTTCAAGCCCTCTTCGAGGATCATCCACTTGCCAGCGTTTTCAGCGCCGGTCTTTTCGTTGATCGAGTCTTTCAGGCGGCCGAAGGCCGTTTCGCTGAGCGCGGCGGGCGCGGACAGCGCACCGCCGGCCATGACGCCGTTCTTGAACAGGCGCGCTGCAGCCTTCTCGGCCTGCTGCGCGATGCCGATGGCTTCATGCGCCAGGCGCACGCGCGACAGTCCCGTCACGCCGTCTTCCGACAGGTCGCGCAGGTGGAAAACCTCTTCCGCTGGCAGCGGGATCTGGCTGCCATCCTTGCGGGCGAACTTGTAGGTCATGTTCCAACTGTCATCCAGCTCCGCCGTTACGCGCTTGGGACACATCGGGATCAGACGCAGAACCTGGCCTCGCGACCAGATCACGCGCGCGTAGGCATTGCCGTGCATCATCACGCGCAGCTGCATCAGCGCCTTGAATTCGTAGGCTGTCTGCCAGCTGTTCGGCTTGGCCTTCAAAATGTCGTACAGCGGGTGCTCGGTGGCATAGCGCTTTTCGTCGCCGCGCTCGACCAGGTTGAGCGGCAGCATGCCGATCGATTCCGAGATCAGCGTCACGCAGCGCAGCAGGGCCATGTTCTGCAGCGCCTTCGACGCGTTGACGTAAGCGCCCGAGGCGGTTTCGCCACCCGTGCGCATGAAGGCCAGCAGGTCGGGATCGTCCAGGCCGGCAAACAGGTGTCCGGTGGACGCCTGGATACTCGGCGCCACCGGTGCTGCGGCGGCCGGCTCCGGGACTTCGCTCACATCGCTTGGGCGTGACTGTGCCTCCGGCGCTGCAGCTGGCCGGAAGAAATCTAAAATGCTCATGGGTTAAACAGTCCTTATGCCGCGCGATTCGTACACCGAGCCACATTGCGCCGGCGGATTCAGTTCCATCAGGGAGACAGCATCGAAGGTCGCCATCAGCGGGTCGATCTTGGCGGACCCGGACGCCTGCTTGGTAATTAAAATGGCGTTGCCTCGCGGCTCGACCTTGGCATTGCCTACACACCAAGCCATCATTGGCTGACCGCCGTGCTCGATCACGCCCTCGGCCAGCTTGCGCTCGGTGGTCTTGATGGCGCCGCCGAGGCGCCAGCCCTGTGAGATGGCAACGATCTTTTCCTGCGGCACGCCGGCTTCGACCATCGCATCGAGGATGGCGCCAATGCCGGCCGAGTCCGCTCCCACCTTGTCGAGTAGTCCGGATTGCTCCACTTGCAGCACGGCAGCCGCTACCTGCTCGACGTCCTCGCCGATACGCTCGACCAGTACCAGGTCGCCCTGCTTGGCGAAGTCTTCAAAGCGGGCGGCTTCGATTTTTCGCCGCTCCATCACCGAAGGGTGCGCCCATGCCCGGGTCCACAGCAGCCAGCGGCGCGTCTCGCGCTCGCGGCCGATCACCGCCAGGCCCAGCAAGTCGTCCAGGCCACCGCCATCGATGCCGACGGTGGCCACCTCACTGCGTGCCAGCAAGTCTTCCAAGGTCAACGCCGGGCGCAGGCCCTGCTGCTCCCAAAAATCGGCGCCTGGCCAGCGGTTTGACATCAGTGCCAGGCCGATCTGCACATTCAGGTGCTTGGCCAGGAAGCCGCGGAACTCGACTTCGCCCTTTTCCTGCGCCTGGCGAAAGCCTCGCTCGATGAATTCCTCGTCAACCGATGTACCCATGTTCGGGTTCGTCACATAAGCGTTCGCCACCTCCCGATGCGCGCCGGCCTTGAGCATGTGCTCCGGGAACTCGTACAAAACCGGGTAAAACGCCGGATCGTGAATCCGTCCATCGCGCACACCGCGCGCATACAGCAGCCGCGACAGGAACGCGCCGGCCGGCGGATCATCCGACTGCGTCGTGGCGAAAATCACGAAGCCCTCGGGCCGCGAGGCCAGGCCGCCAGTCGCTTCCAGCAGCATGGCGTCGGCGCGCGGGTTCTTGCCGAACAGCCATAGCTCGTCGACAAACACGCCGATGGCCTTCTTGCCCGACACCGTCTCGCCGTCGGCCGCCACCACCTTGAGCGTGGCGTTGGTCGTCAGGTGCGTAATGGTGCGGATATGATCCTGCACCTTCAGAAGAACGGCCAACTCGTCGTCGGCGCGGATCATGGCCGCCATCGGCTTGTAGCTGTTGTCGGCCACTTCTTTCGTTGGCGCCAGGACGATGTACTCACCCTCCAGTCGCCAGTTCAGCAGCAGCGCCGTGATCATGATGCCGGCGGCGATGGTCGACTTGCCGTTTTTCTTGCTGATCAGGAGCATGAACTCCTTGATCAGCCGGCGCCCGGTCTCCGGGTTGTACGCACCGAAGATGGCTTCTACAAACTCGCGCACCCAAGGCTTGACCACCTCGCCCATCTTCGGGCTGCCGGGCGCGTCCACCATGCGCAACTCGGAAAAAATCGCCCATGCGGCAGCAGCCTGGTCAGGATAGAGCGGCGGGCATGGCGTCAGCGGCCGGCCAGCGACTATGCGCGCTTCCCAGTCGTGGCACGCCGTGGTCCACTCCGGATAGGGCGTCATTTACCACCACTGGCCACCAGGCGGGGCGGCGCTGGTGGCACGCCGAAGCGGCCGGAAGCAGCATTCTGTGCATCGACCAACTTCTCTTCCTTCTTGCCCGCGTCACCTTTCTTTTTGTGCGTGTATTGCACAGCTGCTATCGCAGCCCTCACCTGAGTGGTGGTCGCATCGACACGCCCCAGGGCAATCTCCTGCAACAAACTCAACATATCCGTGTCCGGCTGTTCGACAGGCGTCGCCTTCGACCGCTTGAGCGCACCACCATGCGGCTGTGGCTCCAGCTTGACGTCGACCGCCGCCCTGCCCGCCTCCAGGCATTTTTTAACGTCCACGTCTTTAACAAGCCGCGACCCTGCCGCCGAGGCGGTGGCAGCACTGTACCCGGCCGCGATAGCCGCGTCTCTATTGGAGAGGCCGGCTAAAACGGCATCGGCGAATCGCCGTTTTTTGCCTGTTAAAGCCATTAACATTTACTCCAAAGGGAAATAAAATCTGCGCGTGGGAGAGGACGCGGTCTAGGTCGGCGAGGGGTCGGGAACTTTTCGCCCCCCCTCCCCTGATGTTGCTTTCGTGCCATCTATTCGCCACGTTGATGCGCCGCCTCTTCGCGCTGCTTGTCCGCGCTATGGTGGGTGCTGCACAGTGACTGCCAGTTGGCCTTGTTCCAGAACAGCACCTGGTCGCCACGATGCGGCTCGATGTGGTCGACCACAGAGGCCATGGGTGCAGTCAGGCCCAACTCTGCACAGCGCAAAATGGCAGTGCTGGGCGCCAGGTCACGGACGGCCAAATAGGCCGCGTCGCGCAGGCAGTACACGCACAGAGGGTGGCTGCGCAAATAACCGGCGCGCGCCTTCTGCCAGGCGTAGCCGTAGCCGCGCTTGGTGCTGCTCGATTGATCTGTGCGCCATGACCCTGGCTGCATCACTGGCGCACGGCTCATGGACTGCTGCTGCAAGCGCGGCTTGAGCGCTGCGAGACGCCCCATCAGATGGCAACAGGCTTAAACGTCAGCCCCTTGCGAACCCAGTAATCGACTCGATCCATGTTCGGCTCAACGCCGAGCAAGTAACACAGCACGCGAACGGTGTTCAGATAGGGAAATAGCCACCACGCTACGCGAATCTCGATGCACATCACCGAGGTACTCATCCTTGACCGGCGTAGCACTGACCACCGCGACGGGCGTGCCTCATCATCGCGCGGTGTGCAGCCTCGTTGCGTTCACGCATCCAGGCATCGAATCCGATCGCTTCCGCCGCATGTGCGACGCCGGCGCGGTGACATACCCATGCGTCATACGGCATGCCCTGTAGTAATGGGTCGGACTCGCGCGCCCATGCAATGCAGTCAAGCGACTGCACAGGATCACCAGCTGGCACCTCACGCCGCACCAGCTCATACTCGCCGAGGACGGTCGCCAACTGGGCGATGCCTTGGGCGTCGAGGCTCAGGTAGTACTGGCACTCGACCGTCACGAAATCGTCGTGGCGCACGCGCAGTTCGAACTGGGTGCACATCTCAGGCAGGCCGAGCAGCGCCTTCAACGCGGGGTATATCTGCATTGCTGTGACGGGATGGTCCATGATCAGTCCTTCAGGCTCTTGATGTCGGCTGCCAAATCCTTGGCTGCCTCAGCAAGCGGCTTGGCCACAGCACCGACCAGATCGACAGCAATCTCGACCGGCGCGAGCGCGACCTTGGTCACGTCGGTGGCGAGATCTGCCAGGGACTTGAGAAATCCGAACATGGGAGCCTCATATGGGTTGTTGTTGCGAAAGTGTGTGACTCTCAGTTGGCAGCGCCTGCGGCACCAAGGCTGCGGTGGCACTGCTGCTCATGCCAGCCACGCCGTAACCATTGGCACGCAGGATTTCTTTGGCGCGCTCGGCATCGACTACATGCTCGACGATAAGACCAAGCGTCTTGCCGTCGGGCTCACCAACAGCGCGGACAATCATGTCCCGGTAGTGGCGCGGGTTCATCGAACACCTCAAATAAAAAGGCCGCTGGCGCACGATTGCGGTCAGCGGCTAAAGCCAGGGAAGGCGGAGAAAGTGGAGTTCCAAACAAAAAAGCCTGCGACCGGGAGGTGGCAGGCTTCAATATTTCCGGGCGCAGAAAGTCCCGATGAACGAATCTTACACCGCCTGCGCGGCGTGCGCAAGGGTCAGCACGCGACGCGGCCCTTGAGTA